GGAGAACCATGTCAAGGATCGGGTCCGCGCCGAGCTGGACCGCGACCCGGAGTTGGCCGGGCGATGGCTGTCGCTCGACACCGACGCCGGTTTTAATTCCTGGCTACAGGAACTCGACCCATTTTCAGGTGCCCGCCGCCTCGACATGCTGCGGGCCGCCTACGCCAGTGGGGACTCGCTCCGCACCGGTAGATTTTTCAAGGCGTATCTCCAAGAGCACACCGACTACGGGCAACCGGTTCCCGGTTATTCGCCCCAGACGCCAATACCGAACGGTAGTTACACCAACGGTAACGGTGCGGGACGGGTCGACCTGGCCTCGTTTGCCGCCCCGGGCCGCGCTTCCAACGCGACACCCGGACCCGGCGCTCCGGAACGACGCATCTGGACTAACCGCGACATCCAGGCGTTCTACGACGGCCGAATCCGAGGTCGTTACCGGGGGCGGGAGGCAGAGGCCGACCGTATCGAACGGGACATCCTCGCGGCGGCCGCCGAAGGACGCATTGCCAATGCGTAACTTTGGAGGCCATCATGGCTATCGCACAAGGCACACCCTATAGCGGTGTTGCCGCAAGTCCCGCCTATAGTGGCGCCGCCGCTGGCGGTGTGTTCGTACCGGAAATTTGGTCCCTGGCCAAATACGCGATCTGTTAGTTCGCAGGTAAACTGATCGACAAGTTCATGCTAGGACTTGATACCCCCTCTGAAAAACGGGAACCCCGCTGGGAACCCGATGCAAGCGCTTGCGCGCAGCAGCAGAGGCCGAGTGAGGGGGCGCCTGTTATTACGGGCGAAGCGACGGTCCAATGCGCCGAAGGCGCAGTGCTACGCAGCGACGGTTCTCGCCGCCATTTCCAACGTGGATCATCTCTAGGAGGTAGTCCGAATACTGGGCCTGAAAAACGGGAACCGAGAGGAACCCGCGGCAAGCGTTTACCGCCTAAGTACCTTGCTGGACTTCTTGACGCCGACGGTTCGATCTACATCCATGACCCCTGTCGTGGCCACAAGAGCTACGTTGCCTTCTCGTTTAGCAATAAACGGCGGGATTTCGTAGAGTTGGTGGCCAGCTCTTTGACGCCCCCTTCGGCGGCGACGCCGTGGGGGTCGATCTCGGGCAGCGACGATCATGGCTGGCAGTGGCGCGTCGTCGGGCAGCGTGCCGTGAACGTGCTGGTGTTCTTGCGGAAGTACCTCGTGGCACACCGCAGGATCGCCGAGGCAGCGGAGGCCCTCAACGGGTTGCCGTTTGCCGCAGCGCGGGAGCAGCTGGACGCGTTGCGCAATAACCCGCCGCCGATGCCGAAACACCCGACGGTTAAGTGGACCGCCGGGTATATCGACGGCAATGGTTGTTTTGTGGCGAGTATTAGCGCGAACGGCTCTGCTGTTGCGTATTTGGTTGTCAGTGCTGCGACATGGAAACGGGTCGCTATCGACCTGTTGCAGAAGCAGTTTGGCGGCAGCATCACGGAGTTCGACGGCAAGGTTGAATGGCGGTTGTCGATATCGCCCTCGAAATTGCGTGCGTTTATGGAAAAGGACCGGATCGGTCAGAGCCTCTATCTGACGACCGACCGGGCCTATTTCCTGCTGAAGTGCGCGCGGATGGGGCATTACCGGGATGGCATCATGATTTGTGCCGGCCTGGACGATATGAAAACGCAGCCTCACAGACTGAGTGGCCCGGGCGCTGTGGTCGAAGAATGGATTGCGCGTGTGCGCAATATTACCGACCGGCGCAAGCGACAGTCGGACGCGGCGTAAAGTCGCGATTGTACGAAGGCGAGATACGTAATATGGGGGATAAGGTAAAGATCAGGACCAAGCCCACGATTACTATCAAGGACTACACTCTCGACATGGCCCTGACGGTCGACCGGCCGTCTGGTACTACTGTAGAGCTTACGATCGACAACGCCAAGTACTTTAATCTGGTCCTTGACGACGTTATGCGGCTCCAAAGCGACATGGAGCTGTTGTCGATGTGGTCTGACGATGCGGCTATTTACAGTTTGGCCGCGTAATATCGGGTCTGAAAAACTGGAACCTGTAGGAACCAGAGGGAAGCGATGGATTCGCACCCGCACAGACTGAGTGACCCGACGGCTGCTTTCGCGGCCGAAGCGACAGTCGGAGCAGCGGTATGCTGTTTGGAGCAAATGAAGATCACTATTGATACCGCCGTCTTGGGAACTCTTGACGCCGGCGTGGCGGCGGCCAATAAAGGTGCGACGGCCGGGGCGATCTCTATTGGGATCAACCTCGGGGTTGCCGGTACGCCGCTCATCGTGACTGCGGCCAACATCACCGACACCATAGTGGACATGGGTACGGTGTTGGACGAGCAGAACATGCCGGAAACCGGCAGATGGCTGGTCATCCCGCCGTGGATCGGCGGTCTGATCAAGAAGTCGGACCTGTCGAACGCCTCGATCTCGGGCGACGGCGTTTCTCTCTTGAGAAATGGCCGCATGGGCATGATTGATCGCTTTACATTGTATAGCTCCAATCTTTTGCCCAAGGGCACCGACACGACCCACAAATATACCCGTATCTTTGGGGGTCTCTCGTCGGGGCTGACCTTTGCCTCGCAGCTCTCGAACGTCGAGACGATGCGGTCCGAGATCACCTTCGGCACTCTCTTGCGGGGGCTGCACGTCTACGGCTCGAAGGTTCTCGACGGCACCGCGCTAGTCGAGGCATACGTCGCGCCGTCGTGATAGTATAGGTGCTATCTTATAGGAACCGGCGCTCCCGCCGGTTCCTACTACTCGTAGTAACGAGGCGCCCATCATGGCGACGCTGGCGACACGCACAGTGGGCGCCCTCCTGGCCGAGGCCCGGAGCCTGCTCAACGACACGGTGCCGATCTCGGGGAGCCCGCGCTTCACCGATAGCGACCTCGTTTCTATCGTCAACGAGGCTCTCTTGCAGATCAGGTCGAAGCGCCCCGACGCCTGGCTGACCTTTGGCCTGCGCAAATCGGTGCCGACCTACACGATGCCCGGCAACGCCGCGACGGTCCTGCCGATCGAGGACCAGTTCTATTCGCCGCTGCTGTTCTACGTCGTCGGCCGCTCCGAGCTGATCGAGGACACTTTCGCTGATAACGGCCGCGCCATCACGCTGGTGGGCAAGTTCACCAGCCTATTGCTTAAGAATGCAGGGTAGCGCCGATGGCTAGCACTATCTCCGTTGGCGACACTCCGCCCCCCGGACCAGCCATCGGCGACGGCTGGTGGGACAGCGTATCGGGTCAGCTTTTTCTCTGGTTCAACGACGGGACCTCAAGCCAGTGGGTGCCGGCGGTAAACCAACCCGGCGCACCTGGTCCTGGCGTCGGTCCCGAGGGGCCTGAAGGCCCCGTCGGCCCCGTCGGCCCTGACGGTCCGGTTGGCCCCACAGGGGCCAAAGGCGACCAGGGCAACCCTGGCCGTAACAGCGGCGACCCGATCTTGCCGGTTATCCCGTTGCCGGAGTGCGACCCGTGGGTCTGCAAGGACGGCCTGGAAGCACTCTATGACTACGTGCAGGTGCAGCTTCCTGGCGTGACGACCGACAACGTCGTGCTTCAGGCGTGGAACGCCATCGGCAATTTCTACATGGGGTCGACCTACCGTCGCGAGCATGTGTTCTGGCGGATGGACCCCGGTGTGGTCACGCTCTCCTTCGACCCCTGGGACTCGCACTGGCGGGTTTTTAGGTTTCTCGGCTTCAAAGGTCTGTCGCGCGTCAAGTTTGAGCCGCCCGGCCGGATACGCGACCTCCAATGGCCGATCCCGGACAGCACTAGGAACGGCGAAGTAGTGCTTGCACTACGTCCGAATTGTATCGACGCGCCGCTGGGCGACGACTTTTGGTTTATGTGGTTCGACACGGTTGTCGCCGGCACCTTGTCGAAGCTCTACCTGCAACCGGGTAAGCCCTACTCGGACGCCGGCATGGGCCGGATACAGGCCCAGTTGTTCTCGACGGGCATCGCCCAGGCTCGTGCCCACGTCCAGTCCATGTTTGTCACCGAGGGGACGCCGTGGACGTTCCCCTATTTTGCAACAGGCCGGCCGAAGAACGGCGCGTGGGGGGTCGGCTGATGGCGCACGAGTATTACTTCGCGGTCAACACCGACGACGACAAAGGGGTGCCGTTCGGTCCTTGCAACAAGGACAACATGGACATCTCGCGGCTGATCATCGACTTCACCTGCTGGCTCGACCCGTCGGAGTCCATCGTTACCCTCGAACATTTGATGATCAAGGCGAACCCGCCGCAGGTCGTGCCGCCGTGGCAGGCCAACTACCCGCTCGACGAGACCAGCTCCATCGAGGTCCCCGAGGATCTTTATCCGCTGGTGTTCTGGCGGAACAACCTGATCCAGGCCGGCAAGGCGGTGGCACTCGACATGGCGGCCGGCACCCCGGGTTTGACCTACGCGGTCTCTTTCGTCGCCAAGGCCGGGGTCTCTCTCCGAAAGCGCGAGGTCGACACGTTGGTGGTGATCGACCGGCCGCTCAACCCCGACATGGTGATGGTCGGCGACGACGGTAGCCCGGTCTTCACCTACCCTCTGGTCATTACGATGACCACGGCCCTGCCCTTCGGCCTCTCCGGTCGCGTCTACATCGAGAACGCCACGGCGGCGCCGATCACCGTGACGCTGCCGCCGAGCCCTTTGATGGGCGACGTCGTGAGTATCTTCGACGAGGGTCAGACCGCCAGCCTCTACCCGGTGACCTTTATTGGCGCCTTTGGTTCGGAGTCGCTCGGCCCGATCGGCACCGAGTTCGTCTCGAACATTTCCGGCGACGACCTGACCTTCGAGTGGACCGGCACCTACTGGGCGCTGGGGTCCCGCGCTTTCACGTTGTTGGGGTAAAGCCATGACCTCCGGCCTCACCTACCCCTACACCAAGTACGACCGGCTGCTCGGCGACAACCTCGACAAAGACCTGGAGTTCAGCCCCGGCATCGTGCCGCCCTCGGGCACCGCCGGCGGCGCCGGGCAGTTCAAATACTGGGTCGACACCACTGATCCAGCCCTTCCCGTGCTGCGCCAATGTATTGCCGCGCGGGCGACCGCTGGCGCCTATGTGCCATCGGAGTGGATCAGCATTGGCGTCGTGGATATAGCCAACGCTAAGTTTCATTTTAACAGCGACCATGTGGATTTCGTCGGGGGCGGCGGCAGCGGCTCGACGACCGTCGAGAACCTGACGGTAACCAACGACCTCACTGTTACCGACAGCCTGACGGTGACTGGTCCGACGACGCTGTCCGACCTCACGGTTAATGGCGATATCGTTACCCAGGGGCAGATCGAGACCCAAGGCCCGCTTGGCGGGTTTGCGTTTTTCGACCGTACTCTTACTACGCATTGGTGGGAGTGGTTCGCTAATAACGATATTGCCTATTTGACTTCGGCCACTCCCGGCGGCGCGACGCCGCTGTCGATCACTGCGGCGAGCGGGTTGTTGACCGTGGCCGGCCCGGTCACCGCCCCGTCGTACCAGCTCGGCACCGTCGCTTTTGCCGGACGTGGGTCTAACGCGCACACACTCTATGATTACGACGGCACAACCTCCATCGTGATGTACGGTGCCGGCGGCAGTAATATTAATTACTATATGGCCGACGAGCATTTATTTCGGAACAACGCAAATACGCTGACTACGCTATCAATAGATGCTGTCGGCACCGTCGCGGCGACCGGGGCTTTGACGGCTGACTCGGTCTCGGCAGTGAACACGGTCTTTGCCGGCGCCAACATCAACACCGTCGAGTATCAACTGCGCGGCATCCCGTTTGCGTTAACCGATTTGGGGTCGAACTACGTCAAGATATACGACCCGTCCCAGGTCAACAACATGACCTTGTACGCGACGGGCCAGAATTACCACGACGCGACCGACCACTATTTCCGCAATAATTTTGGGTTGTCGACCTACGCGGTATTCAATAGTTCCGGAACCGCCAACGCGACCGGGTCCTGGCTGGTCATCTCCGACGATAGGGTTAAAGAAAACGTAAACCCGTACTTGGCGGGGCTCGCCGCGATACGTCAGCTCAACCCGGTTTCATACAATTACATCGTCGCCGATGCCGACGGCCGTTCGGCGATACCCAACCCTTTCGCGGATCGTGCTGCGGATAGCAGTATTCACGGTACGATCCGTTATGGGTTGATGGCGTCGAATGTTGAGTCCGTGTTGCCGGAGATGGTGTTTGAAAATACGTTTTCCGGGGTCGATTTTCCAGCTACGCC